CATCTAGAGTGTGGTCAATTCGAACACGTTAGGCTGCACGGCGCAGCGGGATAACCTCGCCCTCCAGCAGCTCCTTAGCGCGCTTCTCAACGAACCGCCGGAACGCATTGAACGCCTCACGACCCCGGTAACCCCGAGTCGCTTCAATCCACAAGCGCTCGGCCTCAAGGTAGGCGTCCCGACCCGACCAGTTTCTCCTGTCAAACACCGGCACTGCCTTGCAATCGCAGTTCGGATGCCAACGGGTCATCAAACCGTCGTAAGCAGCTTCAGCCTCGGCGTCATTCCCGGACTCAATCCGTTTCCACAGCTCTACTGCGGTCACCTTGTCAGTCTGAAGCCCAGCCTTACTCGGGTCGTTATAAACAGGTCCGCGGGAAATCAGCATTAGACAGAACGCGCACGAGTCCTCGCCACCCTGGACCCGAGCCCAACCAATAACCTTAGGGTCATTGTCGACCGCNCGNANGATCGTGCGGCGGTTGGCGTTCTCGATCTCCTTCTCAGCGAGCGCGATGAACTTCTGAACCGCTGAATCCGCGGAGTTCTCCTCAGACATGCCCTTGCGGGCAGGCTCCATAGCCTCAACGAACCACTCGAAACGATACGGTTCGAGATCTACCGGAACCCAATCATCTTCATCAAACGTAGGCCACTCGATGCGCCCTTCCCCAGGAAGAGCCGGAGTCAGATCAATATAGCCGTCGTCATCCGGCTCTCCCCGAATCTCAAGCTCGAGAAGTCTGCGCCTACGCTCGGCGTCGTAGAACTTCCTGGCCAGGTCCGAAGATTCCCTCCGGGCCTGATCGATCACCGGGTACACTCTAGCCAACAGTTGCCGCCATTGCTTGCGGTTCAGCGGCACCAGGCGATACACCAACAGCACAAGGGCCAGCAACCTAAGAACCGGCCGGATAATCGCTGCCTGACGTTCTACGAACTCCTCATAAGTCACGTCGCCTCAACTTCCCGATCCTCGGACGGACGCATGTTCGGCGACTGCCGCAACAGAGAATCAATCGTCAGAGCCTCATCGTCGCGATCCCACTCGCGCATCTCGCGACGCTGCTCACCCGTAAAGCCCATCTCGATACGGGCAAACTCCTTCGGAATAATACCCATACCGTTGTTGTAGAGCTTCGTAATCGCATCAGCCTTAGCCGCGAAAGTCGGCGTAGCCGGATCACGCCACACCGTCTCAAGACGAGCCATCTCCGGCGGAACCTCACGNNCCAGCACCCGCAGACACAGGCGCATAACCTCTTCCCAAGCNCCGCCGAACATCCTAGCCTTACGCTCGCACTTCTTCACCAACCGCGACTCAGAGGAGCGAATCGCCTCCGCACTGGCCGGGTTGTCAGAGCTAAAGCTCAAGTACTGCGGCGGAAGACCCGTGTACGACGCCACATGCTTAGCAAGCTCCTGAAGAACCTCCACGAAGTTCCTAAGCTCCGCGGCCGTGAACTGGCCCGCCTTGCCCTCGGCGTCCTCGAACGTAAGCAGCCGACCCATGTAGGCATCACGGATCTCAGCANCCGTCGTGCCCAGAGCCTCCGGGGGAACACCGAAGAGATACCTCTGCGGGGTCGCCATCATCTCCGTGGCCGCCTGCATGTTCATCAGAGTCCGCGACGCAGCATCCGTGATCGCCCGAATCTCCGGCAAAATCTCGCTACGACCCTCACGGTCCCCGGCACGCTGACGGTTGTAGATCGGAACCACCGGCACAACACCCAGATTGTGCTGCACGCGGCCCTCAACCCGCCAAGCCCCGTTGTCCGAAACCAAGAACACCGTCTCGTTCGGAAGATACAGAGTGGCCCGAGCATCCAGCGGGTTCACAATCTCCGCAGTGTGCGGGGGAGTCACCTGAGAATAAACCCGGATAGCCCGCTTAACCTTCCGGGTTCGCGGGTCCACCTCAGCGTAGAAATTCCTCGGGCTCTCAACACGAATCAACGGAACACCGGGGATGTCTCCGTCACCGGGCGCGGCCACGGTGACGTACGACCTCCCATAAATGAAGGCGTCCAGATGAGCCAGGCAGGACTCTTCGTCCATGTTGTTGGCCTGCCACCACTCCCACATTTCCTGGATCTGCTGCGACTGGCCAGCGAGCCGGAAACCCTCGACATCCAGTCGCTCTTCCAGAGAATCCAGATACATCCGTGGCCAACCAACCACATGCGAAAGAACCCGCATCTCCGGCGGAGCCGCCAAACCAATCGTCTCCAGACGATAGCAGGCGTCGTAATACTCCGCCGACTCTTCAAGGTCCATGAGCTGGCCTGACAGTAATGACGACAGCTCAGTCACCTGCTTCTCATAAGTCGCCATTACCGAATCACCATGACCTTACCTGTTCGCTTCTTACCAGACGTCAAGAACTGCTGCCGAACACCGAACGCCATCACCGCGGCAACCGCGGCATCAATCTTCCGGTCAGAGTCCTTAGTAACTTTCCGAATACTGATCGACTCCCAAGGAGTCGGATGCCTATACGCGTTAGTGATGTGACTCTTCAACACCGGGTTCCCGTCGTGGAATAGTTCCTTCTCCAACACCGCAGCCAGGAACCGCTCACAATCCAACGCGAACTGCTTACGAACACTCGAAGACACACCGCGCATATCGAACGCGATCGGATGCTTAGTAGACACCTTGTACTTCAGCTTGCGGCCGTACTTAGCGGCCCAAGCATCCACATACGACTCCCACATCCGAACATCAGCCCGGAACCCAACCACAGTGTACTTAGAAAACACCCAGTGGACCGTGGCGTCCACATCCTCCCTCGGGATCTCACCACCGTAGTTCTTCGGGTTCCACGCCTTAATCAGGAAGATCGCACCGTCCTCGATCCGGCAAGCCACAAGAGCCGCCCAGTCACCCGACTTCGAACCATCGAACGCCAACCCGATGCGGTCGCCCGGCTCAAGCTTCACATCCGCCTGGCACGCATCCCACTCGTGCGGGGCGATCCAAGAATCCTCGGACGCATTGATCTGATTCAAATACTTACGCCGGGACTCCGTGACCGGGTTCTGCCGGTTCAGGATCGAAGCAATATAGTCATCGATAGGCAGCCAGTGAGCGTCACCCGCAGCGATCTTCAACCCCTCGCGGAGCTTCTGGATACCAGCCTCAAAACCCTCAGGATCAACCGACTGCGGTGGAATCTCCGAGATCGGTGTATCCGCAGGAGCCTCAATCGCGTCGTACAACAGACCGGTGTCGATGGCGACACCGCCCTGCACATCCTGGTAGTGCTTCCACAGGCGCTCGCCGATCGATTCCTCGCCGGGACGGTGGGCGTTACAGATCGCCAACCACCGGGCGTTCTGGATCTTCGCGACGTTACCCTCGATGACACCGAACATCTCGGTGCCCTGGTTCGACTCCACCCACTCCTGGATCTCGTTCAGGATCACCAGAGTGGGCCGGTTACCCTCCAAACTCGAAGGAGAGCTAGTCACACCCTCAATCAGCCCACCAGTCAAAGTGGCGTGGATAACCGTCTGATTAATATCAAGCTTGTACTCCGCTCGCAGCTTCTTCGAAGCCAAAGCCGGAAACATCCGAAACGTGTTCTTCGTCTGACTCTGCGACACCGCAGCAACCTGCACCCACGCCTGGTGGTGCGGTTTACCAACCGGCATCCCGTTCTCATCGAAATGCGAAAACACGACCGGCCCGCAAAGATCCGCGAGCGCTATAGCAGCGAGCAGCGGGTCCTTACCCCACCCCTTGCACCGCCGCAACACACCATTCCGGTAGACGAACTTCCCATGCTCATCGATGGCGTACCACCACATCAGGAAGCGGCCCTGCTCGTCCGTCGGCTCGAAAGGCTCACCAGCCCTCTCACCACCCGGCATCATCAAGTACTGATTCATCCACTCGATGACCTGATCCCCGAGCGTCCTATCCGGTTCGGGGAGCCAAAAGCCTCCCGAACGCAGCTCTTGCCACGTAGGACCGATAACGTGACTTGGACTCGGGAGGAGATCGGGAGTATCCAACTCCGTACTCCTTACACACCGCGGGCACCTGGCCCACTAGCCAATAAACATTGGAGCGATCCCTACGGGACTCGAACCCGCGACCTCCGCCGTGACAGGGCGGCGCTCTAACCAACTGAGCTAAGGAACCAACAAAGACCGGCCCTGGACCGCGGACAACTNGGCGGAACCGGCCAAAGCAGAACCCTCGACCCACCAGAAACAAGGAAGGTGCCTTTACGAGGGGAAAACCATGGGTGAGGACCCGGCCGGGGAGCACCAGAACACACGGATGGAAAGGAGGAGGAAAACACCCGCGGGGCTACAACCCGGCCGGATCACTCGGTCTCACGCGGACTGAGCACGCTGGCGGATCTTCTCAGCCACGGAAACAACCTGACCGCCGCCCGAAGACGACGAATCCTTACGCTCGATCTCAATACGCAGACGACGCCGAGTAGCCTCATCGACCATCAAATCGTTCAACATCGACGTAATCTGCGCCAACATCATCGCAGACGGCTTAGACGACTTAAGCTCCCGATTCATGTACCAACACGTCAACCGGGCAAGCTGCCAATCCGACGGCTCGTAGTACCTCGTCTGCGCCGACTCCTTCAACGACTCGTAGAAATCAACAACCATCGGATGAGCATCGGGGATGTCCAACTCGGGGACACCAACCTCACCGGCGGCCTGAACCTTATCCACCGGCCCATGCTCATCCTTATTACGGCGAACACGCTCGCCCTCGCGCTTAGGCGCGGGGCCGCGAGGACCACCCTTCATCGACTCTCCCGGAGCCAGAAGCCCTCCGGGGGCTTCGAACAACCAATGACCATAGGCAGGCGCTAGAGCGCCCGAGAGGCGCTCAGCGGCCATCTGAGGGCCATCNNGAGCCCTCTGAGAGGGGTCCCCAGGGGTTGACGGGCTTCAAAACCCGTACAG